CTTCTAGTATCTTATCAATACCCTTGCTGATCTCCTTAATGGAAAACTTAACATTCACTCTTGACCCCAAGGTTTCTGGTGAAGAAGCACGCGCCACAGTCGCTGGCGGCAGTTTCATCGCTAAAGCAGTCTTGGAGCAACGTCAACTGGATGCTATTAAAGCTGACCAGGATGTAGGCAGGGAGAAGGAGCCTGTGGATGCTCAAAATCCACCCAATCAACAAGTCAGCGGGGGAGTTCCTCAGAATCCCCCAGCTGGCTTTGTTCACGGAGCTGTAGGTCCGACCGGGAAACCGAGCAGGAATGCACGCCGTCGAGCCGCTCGCGCTGTGGCGGAGTTGGAAGCTGCTGATGAGCGGCAACCGCCTTTATTGGCTGTTGTCGGCCATCAGGCGGCTCCTCTGCCCGCGATAGCGGTTCCGGCTGCACACCCTCATCCACGCCCAGCAGGGCGTGGTAGAGGAGGTCCTGGTCGTGGAGCCGGCGGACCTATGCCTCCGATTTTACCACAACAACAACCTCACCAACCTGCTCAGCCTCGCCAAGTGCCGGGTCCGGCTGTCCCTTGGACGGTTCAGAACCGCTATAAGGCGTATGCCGAGTATGTTGATTTCAATGACAGCACGCATAAGCAATACGTGCAAGCGTTGCGCGAACGTGGCATACCAGTCCGTAACAAGATTGATCGGCACCCTGGCGGCGCTCACCCTGTGAGCGCAGCTGTGCGCCGTTTTGCCACGGTCAGCGCAATGTACAGATTGTACTCTGATTTCGGTTGTCGCAAGATTTGCAGTGTCTTTGGTTCGCCCAGAGACGCTGAGCTAGCGCGCCAATTGAACAAAGGGGTTTCTAAGGATCACGCATTCGAGATGACGGTCTATAATCCGGAAATAACGGTTAAAGATCTTGGACGCAAACACGGCAGTGATGTCGTGACTGCGGTCAATTTCAATGACTTTGATGGTTTCCTCATGGTAGACGTCTATGCAATGCCGGATGGTCCTTTGACCCCTAGTTCATTCGCTCCCTTGACAGGCAAAGGCCAGCCAGTTATTTGGATAGGCCACGAGTTTGTCGGTGCTTTCGGCACTATAGAGAGCGAGGGCGCCTGGATCCGTGTGATGACCGGAGGTCAGGAAGGCATTCGTGCCTCTCCGGATCAAAAAGGAGAACAATATGGGCCCCATCCTACTTGCGATTGGTTGCATTCCTCAGGAGTTCACCCCCATGGCGGGCGGTGGATCGGATGGACACAAGACCGTTCACCGGTGGGTGATACCGTTAGGGTATTGATTTCGAGTGCAGCGCACCCGTTGAAAGCTGAAGGCTCCAGTCGACGCGAGCGTCGGCATGTTTGGGTTGACCTCCCAGAACTGCTGGCGTTGCGAGATTGGCACGGGTATGTTGTACCGTATCTACCCCGATGGGTCACTCGCACGCTTATTCCGCATAGGCGCGCCTTGGTTAGTTTGCCGATCAAAGATACTCTTAAGGGGCATCTGGCAGCAAGTAAATATTCCGCCTATTCGTGGCGGTCTTTGGTCACGGCTTCTGTGAATCAGTTCGCAGCGGACCGTGATTACAACCTCACGAAAACGATTTTCCCGGAACTGATGCCTGAGCTGGTACAAACCACCGCTCTGGCAGCCTTTGTTGAGGGATGTGACCAGAAAGCTAGGTCCGTAGCAGCTATGAATAGCCTCTACGGTCCGGAGATGAGCACCTATAACGCCCAAGTGGACGTTATTGGGGAAGCTGCTCCGCGCCGTGGTTGGATGTTCTACGCCGCTGTAATCTTGCTGTTCGGGGGCGCTTCCTTCTGGCTTTGGCTGAAGTTCCGGAAGATGAGTGCGGGCGGGTTGGGTGTGGTCCAACTTGCAAGTGTTGCGGAACGTGTTGTTCCTGAAGCCACGACTCTGTACGAGCGTTTGCGTCGCAAAGCTCACAGTGTCGTGGATCGGACGCTCAACTGCGTGGGTGCTTGGGTTAACCAACCTTGGCATAGCGCAACTGAAGTGGTCCGCAGTTGGACCGATTCTCATCGGCCTGACTGGCCCACGGTTACCGCCTTGGCCGCTTCTATTCTAGGGAATGCAGCATTAGAAGAAGCGATCAAGCGGGTGCATCCGTGGGCACCACTCATCTTTGCTCTCTTTGAGGCGATTTTGAAGTTCGCAGTGCACGATTCTGCGTCCACTCCTGTGGGCATAGTGATAGTGTCTTCTGGCGTTTTGTGCCACCTACTTTGCGCTCAATTGCCGTTCCTTCAGGGAACTGCGATACATGCTGTCTGGAACTACTGCTGGCTATACGTTCAATCCGCACCTTTTCGTAAGGCGCATGGGTTTAACAGTGTGTCGGCGTGTGTGCAACAGACGCCTATCGCTTTGGCTATGTTGAGCGCTTTCTTGGTGAGCAAAAAGAACGAGCGGTGGGAGAATTTCCGCGCTACATACTACGACGATCCGCAGGGAACGTCGGCAGAGATGTACCTAGCAGATGTTCTTTCGGAGCCATTCGACGCCAAGCGAGGCATTGTCCCTAAGGCGCGTGTGCCGCGTTATGACTTGAAATATCCTGAAGACAAGCAGATGGTGGTTGTAGGTCATAAGGGCACCGATATTGAATTACACAGCCCCGTTAATGTTTACTGGTTCTTACCGACTTCCGCTCCTGGATGGTCTCCGGCTCCGACTGATGCCATGATCTGGGGTAGTGTTGAGTCGCGCATCCTGCCTGAGCCGCCTTTGGCGGTTCTGTTGCAAGCTGAGGCGTGGCTCAATATTCCCTCTTATGTGACTGGCTTAACTTGGGGTCCGGCTGATTTTGATGGGAATCGCGCCGAATGGCTCAATCACTTTGTGGGCTCGAAGAAACATCGAGCCCGGAAAGCTGCTGAGCATTTGGACGCATATGGACTTAAGGTGACTGACCATGAAGTGACGGAAAACACCGTCCGGTTGAAGAGCGACGAATTGCTTTATCAAAGGGACGGTGCAGGGCTGCCTATGCTCAAACCGCGTGCAATTATAGATGTGAGTACCGTGTTGCAGGCTCGGGCCGGCCCAGAGATCGTGGATTTAACCAGGCGGTTGCATCTGGTCTGGGGATGGCCGAGCCAGTGCGACCCATTCCCTGTGTGGACGTGTGAACGAGATGGGTTTACAACGGCTTGCTTTGTTACCTGGGCCTCTGATGCCACCGACGACTTGTTGACGCGGTGGTATGATTTGGCCGATCAACTGAGCGGGTATGATTGTAAAATTTCCGTCCTTGTGGCGGGTGATGACCTGCTCGTGCACATAGTCCACCGGAGTATGAAAGCACGGCAGATCGAGGGTGACGCCTCGGTCTGGGACCAATCTCAATCGGTTGGTCCGCTCTTGTACGAAATGAGAGGTATGGCTCAACTTGGCGCTTCTGAGGAGTTGCGCCAGTTGCTATACGCTAATTTCGCAGCGACCTACGTCGTGAGGTACCGTAAGGACGGTCGGAAAGCTAAAATACGTCACTTTCACCGGCCTATGCGTACCACGGGAGGAGCTGAAACTAGTTGGGGCAACAGCTATAATATGGGTGGTGTCTCAGCTCAGGTTCTATATGAACTGGTTCAGGCAGATGCGCTTATGAGCGCAAACGAGATGGTAATCAGCAAGCTTTACCTCAAGTACGGAGTGCGTATGAAATTGAAGTTTCCACACGGGATTGAGAATGCGACGTTCCTGAAGGGCACCTGGTATCCGTGCGAAAGCACGTTCCGGGTGGCCCAGCGGTTGAACTCATTCACAGACCGTGTCTGGGGGCCTCTTCCATCACGCTTCTTGAAGATGGGGAAAAGTTTGACAGATCCTCGAGTTACGTATCGAACGAAGGACTACGAGCAAGCTCTCCGGTGGCACATGGGAGATATCGCTGTTGCATACAGCGGTTTCATTCAGGTGCCTCTGGTGCGCGCGTTTGTGGATCGTTATTCGCAATACGCCTCGGGACGTGATGTGTCAGTTTTCGCGGATCATCAGGTTACGCCGACTCATCGTCACCGGCATGCAACAATAACTTCAATGCAGCCGGTGATAGAGCGGTATGGCCTGCCGCTGGAGGATTGGTTATCAATGGAAAGCCAAATCGGTTTGTCTAACCCGTGTACATTCCTCTCGCACCCTGGCTACGAAACCTTAGCCAGGGTTGACTACGGTTAATCCCGACCGTATTCAATCGGCCCAACAATCAAGTGGAGGGAGTTGGGAGGGAGTTAGAGCGACTCCAACGAATGGTGGGAGGTCCTTGAAAATTCATTGTACGCAATAACTTAAACTTAGTACACAAAAATGAACTCAAGGAACTCCCGCCGACTCAATTTGGACACCCTAGTTGCTGAGAAGCTGATCTCCCCGCAAGGGAAGAATTGGCTCATCGAAGCTATGGATCCTTACCATGATGATCGTATTACCCTTACGGGCTATCCCGACACCAATGTGGCAGAATCTGTTATTCTGTGCGTTAAGAAGACCATGCCAGTTTCCGTTGCTACCCAGAGTGGAGCCGGTCTTTGGGATTGTAACATTTGTATGTTCAATTCCGAACACCAGAGCACCGCTGGGAGCACGTCTCTGTTCGGTCCTGGCGCGTGGAACAATGGCGCTATTCTCTCGTCCAATGCGAGCGGATTGACCAATTATCCTGCCTGTGGTGTGTGCGCGTATCAGTCCGTTGCTGGGTTCCCGACTTATGGTTCGAGTGCGGCGACGTTCTCACAGAACATTCCGCTGTCCAACGATGCTACGCCTTATTTGGCGCAGAATGCCCGCGTTATTGCGAAAGGCTTTGAAGTGATAAACACGACTTCTGAACTCAATAAGCAAGGAACTGTAACAATATACAGGCAGCCGATGCCGGATCCTAGTAATCTGGCAACGGTCAATTACAATGCCAATTCCACCCTTGCCGACGAACGTAAGGAGCCGAAGCTTTGTCTCTCTATCGCCGAGTACCAAGCCGCAGCAATTGAGCTTCGCACACTCACTGAGAAGATTGCGAGGAACAAGACGTGCTGCGAACGCGCGAGAGGCTCTTGCGCCGAATGCCAGCAAACTGGACCCTTGATCCAAGCGCATTGTCCGGAGTGCCATGCCACCTTGCGAATTGCCCGCGCGAAAGCGCAGGACCGTGAGGAAACGTTGCGCGCCGGCTTGCCTACCGTGATGGGGACTATCTCGACCTACTACTATCCTGCGCCGCCGGGGACTCTCGCGCAAGCGATTTTGCTCCCTAGCTCGCAGCAGTGGCCTGCGAAAGATGGTTGCTATCTCATAGCTCCGATGAACACTCAAAACAACGTGGCGAAAGTCCTCTCGCCTTTGTCCTACGCCGCCGTCGAGGGAGAAACCGCTGATGGTTCCTTAGGCCTTGTAATGTGCTGTCCTGGCATCAACCAGGCTAGTGCCGTCACTCAGGTCTTGGTCCCGTCCAATATGGTGCATGTCTCCCCCTTCGACCTCGTGGGTGCTTATTTCACGGGGTTGTCTCAACAGACGACCCTTACTGTCAACGCGTGTTGGTATGTTGAGGTTTTCCCTACCCCCTGGGACTCCATACTCGCGCCCCTAGGTAGTAAATCCCCTGGTTTCGACCCGCTAGCGATAGAGATCTACGGCCGAGCCCTTAGTTCCATGCCCATTGGTGTCCCGCAAGGGATGAATCCTATGGGAGAGTGGTTCAAAAGCGTGCTCAATGCCGTACGAGACGTCGCTGTGCCTGTTGGTCGTGTTGTGGGTAATTTCGTTCCTGGTGTCGGCGCGGTTACCGAAGTAGTCGACCAGGTGGCAAAGAGTCTCCGACCAGTAGCGAAGAAGGCTGTGAAACGTGAGAGGAAGCAGAACGTGAAGGCCATAAAGGGCCGTCCAGGCCCGCCCGGCACCTCAGCAGGACCGGGTGGCACGTTCAAGTCCAAGTGAGTTATCGCTCCAGCTGCG